TCTAACATCATATCTAACACTTACGTTATTGAACCAATTATCTGTAAGAGGAGATATTGTAGAAATACCAAGCGACTTAATGTTGATAGTATCTTTATCATTGTAATAAGAAGTTTCATCATAGACGACATTGTTAGAAAGTACATTTCCTAACCGCACTTCAATCTTAGATGTTGTTGCTACTCCTACCGCTGAGGCATCGCTAGAAGCGACTGAGACAGGGTTAATTCCTAAGAAACCATATGCACTAACGTTTAGTCTTAATTCAGTTCCCAGATCGATTTGAGCACCAGTTCCAACGACTGTAGTATGTGCTACACCTACGTCAGTAAATTGAGTTAGGTTTTTAGATCTATAAGTTAGAATACCACTTTGTCCATTGATGCTCAGTTCTCCCCTTTCAGGAAAACCAATAGTTGAATCAACATCAATAATTGATGAACCAGTTGATACTAAAATAGTATTTTGAGTTTTCGGATGTGCGGAAAAATCCCCGGAGATAGTTCCGCCAGAAAGAATAATATCTTTACCATAATCAAAGTCAACACTTAGTTGATAAAAAGTTTTACTTCCTCTTTGAAGTTTTTCTACATCAATAACAGTAGCATAAGATTGAGGTATCCCATATTCTGGATATGAATCTTGATAAAGAGTTTGATTTTTTAAATTTGTAGGATCACCTACAATTGCCTCTACGACAATATCTTTTGTTTTTCTATATTCAGCATCAGAAGGCTTAAAGAGAAACTCTTTTGGCTTAATAACCTCTACTTTTTCTCCATATAAAGCAGCAAAAAGAATTTTAAAAGATTCGTCTGTTCCTTTTGATTGATAAAAATCCTTTGTTCTTGATAAGAAAAGTCTCTCATTTACATCAGAACTCAAAGATCTTTTTTCAAATCCAGGAGCAATTTGTTTTTTAAGTTTTACTAAAAACTCTCTTAATAAAATATTGCTTAGATTTACAATCTTCGCACCCTGTGTATGCGATGTTGCCTCAGATCTGGTGAATGTCAGTTCTTCATCATTATCACTAAACGCAGTTACACCACTAAATCCACGAACACAATCAAAGAATTGATAATTATTTCTACTTGTATATAATATTACTTCATCATCAATTTGAATAAGTCCATATCTCTCTGGAAATTTATAAGTACCAAACTGATCATTACGTAAATCAAAAGTTGCATTTATAGTTGAATCGCTAAAATCAATATCAACATCAAGACGAGTTTCATCTTCTCCTTCTAAAAGAGTTTCAAGTTTGACGTATTCGTCAATATTCTGTATGATATCAGAGGGTGCAGTTGAATATTCTTGAGAAATATAATACTGCTTTAAAAATTCACCAACAAGTGGAAAATCATCCCTTACAAATGCAGGTAACTGATACTCAATAATATCCTGAATCTGTACTCGCTGTAAATCGGTTGATATCATCTTACGTCTTTAGTATGAATAAGTAGGAGTGGAAGTTGAAGATGTTGAACTTGAAGATGTTGAACTTGAAGATGTTGAACTTGAAGATGTTGAACTTGTGGTTGCACTAGGTGTAGTTGTACGAGTAGTTGTACGATTGTTAGATGGTGGAGTATAAGTAGAATTTGTTCTCGATGTAGTTGATTGAACGTTTGGTGTTTGATTTATTGCTATCGCATCAACTACTCCACGCACTAAACTTCCATTTGCAAAACTTGAAGAAACAATATAGTCAGATCCTGATATATCATAACCAGAAGCAATCCTATCATTAATAGAATTTATTGTTATGTTATTAGTATCTAGTTGAATATAAAGATCCTGTAATCCGATAATATCATTTGAATATGGCACAGCTGAGATTTCAATTATGGGGAAGTCTCTGCTTATAGATGTGGAAATAATATTGATAGGATTCAGTTTAATTTCACCCTTTATGTAATCAATAGTACCAATATTTCTCCTAACAATAGTAGCTTCAGTTGCTGACTTTAATCTTATTAAATCAATTGATCCTGTTTCTAAAGAAAAATCTGTCTTATCAACTAGATAAACGGTTCCAGCAACTCCACTTACCTGGAATCCTGAAGATTTAATATTGTATCCAATTTTACCTCTATGAGTTCCATGTCCATGATTGACAATGTGGAATCTATTACCAAAGCAAATTTCATATTCAGCAAACGTATTAAGAGATGCTCTGAGATCTCTCCTCATTTGAATTGTAGTAATATTAGAGGTAATAGCAGAATTACTATTGTCAATAACATTTAAAAATTTACTATATTTAAATCTTGCTCCAAACTTATTAACTTCAGTTGAATTGGAATATCTATTAATATTTTGAGAGACGATAGAAGTTATTTGACTTTCATTGTTTGCATCATTTGAATTATAGTAAACATTAACAAGTGCTTCAATGTAAAGATATTTCAAATCAGTTATCTGCAAATCAATACCACCAACTGAGTATTTTTTGATTTCTCTTTTAATATTATCTTTAACTAAGTTAGAAAGGTAAGCACCATTGATTGGTTTGATGCTTGCAAATACTCTTCCGAATTGTGGTGGATTTAATTCTTCACCACCAAACACAGAAATAGATTCTGTTTCTGGATAGATCTTAGGGATAATATATTCGTAATCAGTAGAAGTTACTGCTCTGTTCTGAGATGCGTAGGTTTGAGGTGCGTACTTTTTAATTGATTCAACACTTTCAACATCATCTCCTGCAAAAGAGGGTGTATTTACAGTTATTCTAGAAATACCTGCTTTAATTTCTACATTATCTCTAGATGTTGTTAATTTACCATTAAAATTAAGAGAGTCAATTCCATTACCAACTGAACCGTTAGTTGCAATATATGCGACACTGATAAAGTTTGGTTCTTGTAATGCACGTCCAAATACACCATCACCAAAAATTAATTCATATCTTTGATCTTCAATTTCTTGAATCCAATATACTGCAGAGTTACCATCAATTTCAAATAAAGAATTAGATAAGTGATATTTTCTTTTTACCGAAGATCTTTCAGACGGTTTCCAAATTACATTAATTGTTGAAGTATCAATATTTGGATTCTCTAAAATATATTTTTGATTAGGATCATATGTATTATATGCATATTCTGCTGTTAAATATGATCCTTCGTATACATCAATATTAGCAAAAGTTGCGATATTATCTATTACTGGTACTGTAATATCCTCCATAATGGAGAATGTATAACTTTCATTACCAAGCCCATTTGATACTGCTACAATTCCTTTGTTTAGAGTTATAGTTTGAGGTTTGATAGCGTAATCAGCAGTATCAACAATAAACGTTATATTTGCTCTAGCAGATTTAGCAGACTTAGGAGTATAACCAATATTCCTCGCCAGAGACACCACGTTCTCCCTGAGGGTGGCGGAATCAATGAATACCTCATTAGATACCATATTGGCATTATATGAGGTTATATACGTATTATACGCTAACGCATCGATAATTGTTGAAAGATTAGATCCTTCAAAATCGTAATCAGTGAAATTAGAATTCGTTCGCAGATAATCAGTAATTGACTGTTTGATCTGATCGAAGTCTAAATTGGCAAAGTTGACTAGTGCCATTATCGTGTCTGTTGTAATGCGAATGATAATTGTTGAGGAGTTGCTTCTATCCCAACAATGTCATAACGAATAGAGATATCATATTCATTTGCATCGAAGTTTGGTTGAACTACCACTTGACGCAATCTTACTCTAGGTTCAAAATTATTAATTGTATTTTCGATCTGCTCCTTTAAAGCGTCAGTTGTAATATCGTCAATAGGATCAAATAATAAACGACTCACTTGTGATCCTAATTCAGGATTAAATGGACGTTCACCAGGAGCAGTGAGGATTAAATTACGAATTGAACGTGCTATTGCAGTTTCATTTTTATTTGCAATCAAATCATAAGTAAGCGGACTTACTTTAAAAGACATCGAAATGTCTTTAAATGATTTACTGGCACGTTCTATCGGCACCCTATTTACAAGCAATTATGCTTTATTTATCTCGTTCCTGAGCAGTTTTCCAGAAATAACTTTCTTGATCACCAAGTCCCATTCTTTCATAACCATTCTCAACTTGATAATACTCAGTTGATACCTTAAAGTCTGGAATCTTTGGATTCTCAGGTGTCAAACTATTATCATATATTCTTGTTCTGTTATTAGGATACAGACAATATTGTCCGTTAACTAATTCAATTAAATTATGCGATTTATGTTCTGCTGGATTCTCACTAGTAGCATAATCAATTACATCAGGATCTTGATGATAATTATCAATGGTACAAACATATGTTCCTTTCATTGTACCATGATCTCTTGTATAGACTTCATAGTCCATACTACCAATAAACTGCTTTGTAATTGCGACAACACCATAATCCATACAGTTCCAAAATTGTAAATTCTGTAAACTCATATCAGGATCAGGTTTCTTCGGTTCCGAAAGAAATGCACTTATTGGTAACTTATCATACATTGCTGCATATTCTGGTAAGTATGTTTCAAAATAAAAAGCACGTCCAGGAATCGACTTAGCCGATACCCAAACGCCCTTTACATACTCACCCCAACCAGATTGATGATCAGTAAGATATTCTTTTCTTACCCAAACTTCAACCGAGGGGAGGTTGCAAATTAATGATGCCATAACGTAACATTGCTGTTACATCTATTTACCTTGTCCACGATATGCCTT